ATGGAAGAAATGCACTTTGTTTACATCAATGCGAATGCACGCATTGGTGCCCATTCGATAAGCAGTGTCAGCCACAGCGATAACCACATTCAGGGTATATGCCACTCAGCCCATTCAATAAGAACATTTCGCAAAGATAGAATACTTCAAGAATGCACATCTGCTGATGAAGCACAGCAAGCCTGTCAGTCCTTCTTACCAGAAAATTACATCCATCTAACCAAGGCGACCAGGCCCAAAACCCTCACTTTTGACATCTGCTTTACAGGGTTTAAAAAAGCGGATAAAGACCGTCTGATTGAAGTTGCCGAGGCGCACAATCTTACGGTTAGGAGTTCAGTTACTCAAAATCTGCAAATGCTCTGTTGCGGGTATAATGCTGGGCCATCCAAAGTAACAGCAGCCCGCATGAAAGGAACGGTTATCATTGATGAGGAAGGTTTTGGGCATTTTATTGAAACCGGCGAGATTCCAGATGAATAAAAACCTGCCGTAGCAGGTTTTTGATTTAAAAATTCATATGCCCTTGACCACCCTGTGCCGGGTGAGGCGGGGCATTATTTATTATGGTTGGCGTGACGATAAACCGAACTACCGTTTCGTGGGTGACGAAGGTGCTACCACAATTGATGTTCTGGCACTGACAGTAACGCTCTTTGGTGCTATCAGTAACCTGAAAGCTGCTCCTGGTGTGCGCTGCGTGTCCACACTTTGGGCAATTCATCATTTTTTTATTCTCCGCCACCATTAATATCTCAATAATGATACACAAAGAATCAATATTGAGAACTAATTTATTCTATTTCTAAATCATCAATCTTTACTTCAAGCTCCAGATTGGTCGTAAATCCATTATCCGGGCTAACGGTATGCGTCAAAGTTGTAATGGTCCATTCTGCATCATCAACCGGCTGTTTAAATCCCGTCACCTTCACCGGCATTTCCGTATAGAGATCTGCCCTTCCCTCTGCAAGCTGCAGGGAAAATGAAGCAACACCACGCTGCAGACGCTCCCACTGCATTTTTGCAGCACGTTCTGCATTGCTGCGGTTGGCGTATGTACGATTAAGAACCAGCACGTTTTCATCCGTTCCCACCAGATAGTCACCCTGTTTTGCTTCCGGCTCTTTAGGTGTTGGGGTTTGCTTTCTGCGGCGCTTGACCTTGGTTGTCTCTTTTTTCCTTGGTTCACGGGTATGCAGCCAGCTGGCGATAACACCGGTATAGGCACCGCGATCAGCCAAGGTAAAACGATGACCATCACCGGCTTTCCGCTCTATGGTGATAATCGGCAGCGGTTTGCCGCTCGCCGTTCTTCCCTGTCCCTGCCGGATAAACAGCAGATTCCCGTCCTTAACGGAAGCAATCGCACCATACTGACGCGCCAGCTTCATCAGAAAACTGGCATCACTTTCATTCGTCTGGTCCATGTGATCCAGCGCCTTACCCGTCAGGTCTTTACCCAGCGCCATTTTGAGGTTATGCCTGGCGGCGATTTCCTTTACCACCTCCCCCACCGTTGTCTGGTGCCACGACTTTTCACGCCGAGTATTGAGGGCTTCACGGAAATCTGCGCTACGGGCCCGGATGGTCAGTCGGTCAGGAGCACCGCTGTGCTCAATTTCATCTACGGTAAATGCCCCTTTTGGGAAAAGCGGCTGACCTTTCCAGCCCAGCGCAAGCTGAATAACTGCACCACGTCGCGGCAGAACGATCTGCCCATCAGCGTCGTCCAGCTCCAGATCAAGCTGGTCCGCGTCAAAACCCCGGTTATCCGTGAGTGTCAGGCTCATCAGGCGTTCATCAAGCACGGTAGTCACGTCCTTACCTTCAATGACGATGCTGAAAGCCGGGCTTTTGCTGTTCAGGTCAAAAAGTTCTGGGCTAAAATTCACTGCAGCAACCCTCCAACCGTATTTTTAATACTCCCTATCGCAGAGGTTGCAGAGTCCTGCAGGTTGCTGAGCTGGTCGCCCAGGCTCCCGAACATATCAGACAGCGACTCATCAACCCGTTTCAGGGTGAGCGTAAACTCAATCCGCCGTGGCATTCCGCTTTCAAAAAATTCCGTTTTAGTCTGACTCAGGCTCTCGATCACAAACATGCCGTAAATGGTCCCACTGCCCTCAATCAAAGGCCATGCCTTGCCCTGCTCTGCCATCAACTCCAGCACCAGCAATGACAGCCTGCCGCCGGTCACTTCCGGCAGGAGTACGCCTGACAGTGTCAGCGAATCGTTATCCGGGCCAAGATACTGCGTTGACGGGCGACGGTTCACCCGGCTGTTGGCTGCATGTCGCCAGCTGCGCTGATACTGCAGCTCCTGATAGGGCACGGTGCGCAGCATAAACACATATAAACCCAGCACCATCATCATGATTCATACCCCCCTTGATCGCTGAAATTACTGCGCGCTTTTGCCCTGGCCCTGCGCTCCCGTTCATCAAGCTGTCGCGCCACTTCGCGGGCAATATCCTGCGCACTCTGCCCCGGCTGAGCGGTAATATGGATTGGCGCGCTTATCTCATAACGAATGACTGACGGCTGACTGTCCGCCTTTACAGGCTGCGCCTGATATGCCCTCGCAGGCAAACTGAACGGATGAAGCGGAGCCGCTTCTGCAGGTGCAGCTGCCACCCCCATCACACCCGCAACGACAGAGGCCAGCGCAGCAGTACGTCGCCTGCTGGTGACATTTGCCGGTCCGTTCACAATTTCAGGACCATTTTCACCCACGATGCCAAACTGACCGCCCGGGATCGTGCCGCCGCTGTCGTACATGCCAGCAAACCCCATTGACGGGAACCCGCCAGGCGGCAACACCACCTTGCCGTCACTGTTCACCGTGGCAGGCTGCTGCCGCGTAACCTGTTCAGGAAGTTTTGCTTTTGCCGCCTCCTTACTGACGATGCCGAGTTTTTCCAGCAACCACGACACCCCCGATTTAAGCGAATCAAGCGGGTGCATCACCATATTCAGACCTTCCGCCAGTGCCTCACCAAACCTGCGCCCCATAGCGGCTGCGCTGTTCAGTTCTTCGGAAGTGGATTTAACCGGCGTGAGTAAATCAGTGAACCATCCCCACAGTGCCTGCACCTTGTCGCCAATCCACTGAAAAACGGGCCTCAGTGGCTCAAAAGCAGCGCTGATCGGTGCTGCGGCGGCTTTGAATCCTTCCACCACACCACCCAAAAATGCACTTATCGGCTGCCAGTATTTCCAGACAACCAACGCCACGCCAGCCAGTGCAGCCACAACCAGCCCTATCGGGCTCAGCAGTGCGCCCAGCAGACCGGAAATCCCGTACAACGCAACGCGAAGTAATGCCAGCGGACCGGATACCAGAAAGCGCAGCACGCCGCCGGCGGCAGATAGCCCACCCCGCAGCGCCGCCAGCGGATTCATCACCATACCAATAACATTGCGAATGCCGGACATTCCGGCGCGAAGCAGAGCGAGCGGCGCACCTGCTACCGTTTTCAGCGCATTACCAGCCAGCCCGGCAGAACGGCGCAGAGAATTAAGGGGAGCGCTCAGCAGCCCGGCGCTACCGCCGGATGACGCCATACCACGACGCAACAGGGAAAGCGGCGCGCCCGCAAGCCATGACAGCGCACTGCCGGTGCGTGTTACCGCCGCGGCAACCGAAGGAAGCGTTTTTACACCCAGCATGGACAGACCAAACCGGATCACCGCCAGCGGCCCCAGCACTGCAGCGACTGCAACAGCCAGCGTACCGAGTGCAACGGTGATGGCTGCAGTGGCTGCCGCCACTTTCATCAGCGTACCTGCCAGTTGCGGGTTGGCCTCCACCCAGCGACGTAATGCCCCGGTGACGCTTTTTACGGAGTCCATAATATCCATCAGCGGCTGGCGCAGCGTTTCACCCAGACTGCTGAAAGCGTTCTGCGCACCCGTTTTAACCAGTAACCACTGCGCAGATAAAGAATCTTTATTGATATCAGATTCTTTCTGCATAGAACCGTTTGCTTCACTGCCTGATGTGAGTTTTAACTGACGCTGCAGCTCCGGCAGGTTGTTAGCCAGCTTTGCCGCATCATCGCCAAACTCTTTGCCAAAAATCATCGTCATGGCAGACAAGCGTTTATCCTGCGGCAGATTGTTGACCTTCCCCAGAACACGCTGAATAGTGCCCATGGCATCGGTAGTCATCTGCTTTTCAATCTCAGCCGGATTGAGTTTCAACAGGTTCATACCTTCAAAGAAGCGCTTGCTCTGCATGGTTGCAATGGACAGTTCACGCACCATGGCGTTCGATGCGCTGGCGGCAATTTCCGGGGCGGCCCCCAGAGACAGGAACGTTGAACCAAGCGCGGCGGCCTTGCGAAAATCGAGCCTGTCAGCCACGCCCCCCATACGCTGCAGCACGTCGATAATATCGCCGCCCTTTGACATGGCGTTATCGTCCAGGTAGTTCAGCGCATCGCCCAGCTGTTCGATATTGCGGGTCGGCACCTTATACAGCTGGGCTATTTTCCCCAGCCCTTCCGCTAGTTCATCAGCTGGCAGTTCAAAGGCCGTTGCCGCCTTTGCCGCCGTGGATGCAAAGGCCAGCAGGTCACGCTTCTGGTCTTCGTAGGGATCATTCTGGTTGGTCACGCCCATGCGCGCGCCACCCTCAACCAGCGCGGCATAATCAATTGCGCCATTCTCCATCGGCAGCTGCTCACTGGCGGCTTTGATGGCATTCTGCATGTCATAAAACTGTTTAGTACGGTTGCCGTTATCATCCCGCAGGCCATTCACCTGCTTTGCCACACCTTTCATGGCATCTTCCATGCTGGCATAGCTCTTGACCGCAGCCATGACCGGCGCACCCATTGCCAGTCCTGCTGCCGTGGTGGTGGCTCCTGCCCCGGCTATGCGATCCCGCACCTCCAGACGCCGTGAATATTGCTCGCGGGCGGCATTCATTTTCGCCTGCTGTTCACCCAGACGTTTCAGGGATTTCTGCTGACGCTCCAGCGCCCGCCGTGCTTCATCGGCGTTCTGCCGCAGCGTACGCTGTGCAGAGCTGAGATTTTTGGTATTAATGCCTGCGGTATTCAATTCATCACGCTGCCGCTGAACCGATTGCCGCAACCCTTCAAAAGAATCTTTAAGCTGGCTGGCCCGACGCTTTGCCTGCTCCAACTCCTTCGCCTGCTTTTTCGTCGGGTTACTGGCTGCAGAAAATGCCGTCGCCAAATCGGCAACCTTCTGCCGTGCCGCTGTAAGGTCACTTTTTGCTCCCTCTAGCTGGGTACGGACCTTACGAAAGCCATCGATACGGGCGGCCTGTGAATCAAGCGCTTTGAGGCTGGCACGGCTTTGCTGAATTGCTGCTGCCAGCTCCTTAGAGCTGGCCTGCGCAGAACGGAATGGGCGGGTGAGCTTGTCAACCGCATTAAGAATCACCTGCAGACGCAGGTTATTGTCACTCATCGCTGGCCCCGCTTCTCTGAATCGCTTTGTGCCGCCATTCCAGCACCTCTGTCAGCGGCATAACATCAGTGATGGTCGGCGACCAGTGAAAGATGGTGGCAATGTCTGCCACCAAATCATCAACCGTCAGACTGTCGGTAAACCGGCAAGAACCGACTTCTTCAACAAAAAAGTCACCACCTCTACCGACAATGCGGTGAGATCGGCGGGGTCCAGCTCCGCCATTTCCTGCGCGGTCAGCGTCGGGGTTGAGATACGCGGGATAACGGTCATCATCGCGCCCACGTCCATATCCATAATGGCCTGCAGGCGGGTACCACGCAGCGCGCCTGACTGCGGTTTACGCAGCACAATCTCGGTGATTTCGGTGTTGCCGCGCTTGATAGGGGTGTCCAGTTGTACGGTCTTTTCAGTCTGTTTGTCGCTCATGTTCGTTTCCTGTTAATGAAATGCTGGCGCGGCTTCCCGCGCCGTCAGGGTTAATCAGAGGCCGAGGGCGTTGCGGTGGGCTTCCATCAGGTCCACGCCGCCAACGATTTCGATCATGTTGACCACGTCAACCTCATAGAGCACCTCGCCGTTGATAGTCAGCTTCGCGTAGCTGTTGGTGCTGCTGACCTTGGTGCTGCTGCTCTCGCCGGTTTTCCACTCGCCGGAATCCACCTCTTTGTGACGCCCGCGCACAACCAGCTCCACGGCCTGCACTTCGCCGGTATCGTCGCGCTGAATGGAGCCGGTGAATCGCAGCTGAATACCGTCAACCGTCGCCTTGCCCATCTGCTTAAACAGCAGCAGCTCGGTGCCACCGATTGAAAATTCCGTGTCCAGCGCGCCGTCATCCAGCCCCATGTCCACGTCCACCGCGCCCGGCATGCCGCCGCCGCGATACTTCTCAAACTTGCGGGTAAATTTCGGCAGGGTCAGGGACTCAACGATCCCCTGCCAGTTGTTCCCGTCGTTGAACAGGTTCAGGTGTTTTAACTTACGTGGTAAAGCCATGCTGCCCCCTTATGCGCTGACCTTGCTGGCAAAATCCATCAGGTACTGATCGGTGATGCGCTGGCGCAACATCAGGTTTTCCAACGGTGGCACCGGCGTGTAGTCGTAGTCGATAGTGAGCTTCCCGGCTTTGAGGGAGTCTTTATCGTTTACGGACTCATCCAGCCAGCAGTCAGCACCAATGAGATATCCCTGATTCACCAGGCTGCGTAACTTCGCGCGAACACCTTCGATAATGTCGCGGGCCAGCGATGGATTCAGTGGTTTATCCACCGCCCACATGTGCGCTTCTGCGATGGTGTCAGCCAGCACCTGCGCCGTGCGGGTGTAGTTCTCAAAGGCAAACAGTGGATCGTCGCTGAGGCAGCGGGAACCCCAGAAGCGGAAGCCATCTTTACGGATAAGCGTAGTAACGTCGTTCTGGTTCAGCAGCCCCGCATCCGTTGCCGGATCCTGCAGGTCCCAGAACACATCCGCAGACAGCCCGGTGACGCCGTTCACGCCCACGTTGGACAGGGTTTTGTGCCAGCCGGTCTGCTCGTCAATTTTGGCACGCAGGCCCAGCGCACGCGCGGAGGCGTAAGCCGTCGCATCGGCCTTAAGCACCGTGTCAAAGTTGATGAAATCAGGCCAGATCAGCATCCCCTCGCGCTGGCTGAAATTGTCGCGGTAGGCGATGGCCTCCTCCACCGTTTTGCAGCCGTAGGCGGACAGGTAGGCAAACCCGCGCAGGCTCTGCGCCACGCTCAGCAGCTCCGTGGCAACCGCCTGCGTGTCATGCCCGGGCACGCCGAGAATGCGCGGCTTCACGCCGAGCTGCGACTGCGCCGAAAGCAGCGCTTTCATGCCCGTTTTTTTACCGTCAGCGGTGACGCCGCCGACGATGTTGGAGGTGGTTTCCGCTTCAGTTTCGCCCTGCGCCACGCGCACGACGACGGTCACGGGTTTGGCCTGGTCCGCAATCGCGTCAAGCGAACGGGCCAGCGTGCCGGATTCGCCCGCCTTGCCGCTGGCGGTCAGCACGTCGGTCAGCAGGACCGGCTTATTGAGGGGAAACAGGGACGCATCGGCATCATCGCCGGTGCAGACCATACCCACGATGGCGGTGCTCACCGTGGTAATGGGTCGGGTGCCGTCGTTAACCTCAACAACGCGCACCCCGTGGTGGTAATCCTGAGCCATAAGGCAGTCTCTCCGGTTTACAGGGGTGTGCCTATGTTCTGGCTGATATACGCGCGGCGCACGCGGCGGGCTTTGTATGGGAAATGGCACAATGGAAGAGGCAAAAAAAATCCCCGCAGACGCGGGGACGGGGGTTATTTTTCGGGAGATACGGGCCAGCGAATATCCGGGGCGGTTGAGGTCTTGGTGGCCTGCAGCGCATCCAGATAATCAATCCACAGATTGTACTGCGCCAGTTCGTCACCTTTCAGCCTGCCGATTGCCGCCTTTCCGGGCCACTGCTTCCCGTTCATATAGTCATTCGCCTGGCTGATACGGCTTTGTTTCTCAGCCTCAGCGGCGGCAATCATCTGCTCCGGCGTCGGTGCCGGAACGTCACCCCATGCGGGGAACCCGTCTGGCCCGGCAACCCTGACCTTTCCCGCCGGGGCCGGGTCAACGTACTGCCGAAACATCCCTTCGCTGACCTTAAGGCAGTCACGGGGCCATCCACTGCCCGCAATATACGAGTCTTTAAGACTGCCGTCATAAAACATATTCTTTGAAGCGCTGTAGTGCATGCTCATTAGTACCCCCACGCGGTCCAGATAAACGCAACGCCCTGCGGAACCACCTGCCCGCCCGGCCTGATCAGATAGCCGTTAACGCCAAACCCTCCGGCGTTAATCTCACCGGCAATAACATTCACACCCGCCATATCATTGGATGCCCTGGCAGAGGTGCCGGTAATCTCCACGCCCACGCATCCGCCCGGGAACATCAGCGGGAAGGGAATATTGGCAGAACCGGCACCGGCGTTACCCTGCCCCCACTGGAAAATGAACCCGTTCGGCAGTTTCACGTAGCCAGAAACCCCGCCCGACAATGGGAAGAAGGACATATCCGGCACCTGACCGGGACCGTTGCCGACGGCTTTGGTCGCCGCAGAGCCCAGCTGCAGGTAGTCGCGTAGCTGAGCCTGGTTTTTCCCTGACAGGTCAGTTAACGTCTGATTTTTATCCTGCTTGCCCGCAAGGGCATCAGAGAGCTGAATTTCCGTCGCCAGTTTCTGATTAGCGGCGTAGCAGCCACCATCCGGCGCAATCATGAACTTTGTCACGCCGTTGATTTGTACCCCCCACCCAAGAATGCCGTCTGAGCCGTCCCGGAATAATCCCCACATCGCCTGATACCGGTACCAGTTCGCCACCCCGCCCGCCACAATCACGTTGGCAGGGATGGGGGCCGGGGCGGAGTACAGCGCTGACAGGTTTGCCGCGTCCTTCGAAGTGGGTAACGTTTCAACCCCCGTCATGCGAAGGTAAGCCGGGTAATTGCCGCCACCGGAAGAGATAAAGTCCCCCGCGTCGGCCTTTGCCGCCGTCCCTAAACCAATATTGCGGATAAACAGCCCCTTGTCGGGGATGTCGGCGCCGTTCTGGTCCTTTGCCAGCTTCTCCGCCAGCTTATTGAGCACGGTAGTCGCAAAATTCGGATCGTTGCCGAGCGCATCAGCCAGCTCCTTAAGCGTATCCAGCGTTTCCGGCGCGCTGCCCGCCAGGGCGGCAAGCGCCACTGCCACAAACTCCGTCGTTGCCAGCTTTTTGCTGTTATCGCTTTTGACCGGCGTTGGCGCGGTCGGCGTCCCGGTAAACGCAGGGCTGGCTTTTGGCGCGTACTGCGAATGCGGATCCGGCGCGGCAAGGTGTTTTGCCATCAGGTCATCCACATGCACCCGCAGCTCCAGCACCTTATCATCCACATATTTGCGGGTCGCCAGCACCACGGACGGGTCAATTTTCAGGGTGATGTTATCGGTGCTGCTGGTAATCAGCACCATGCGCACGGTCTGCGTGCGTCCGCTCCCCTCAGCCAGCTGCGGCTTGTAGCTTTCCGGGCAGTTTCCCACGGCAATAAGCGCGCCGGTGTCATCAAATAACCCGACTTCACGGATCCACCACCCGCCCTCGGTTTCCGGAATGACCTGCTCAGCAATAATCTGGCTGCTGTTCTGCGGGTCGATATACAGCATATTGAGATTTGCACGCCGCTTTTCGGCAATCAGCGCCGTCTGCTGGGCGCTGGGCGAAGGTAAAACGCCGCCCCCGTCGCCCACCGCCATCTGGGTAATTTTCAGCGGCACGCCGAGCGCGGCGGCGCTTGCCAGTTTCGCCGTGCCGATCTCCGTCAGCAGGGTGTAAAATTTTGCGCTCATGGATTCACTCTCACAGTGTCAATAACGTGGACCGCACCGCCCTCGTAAGCGGTACCGGCGGAAATAATGGTGTCGTTGATATACGGGTAGATAGTGATTTCTTCGCCGGTATAGGTGGCGGCTCCCACAAAATACGGGCCGCCGGTCTGCAGGTTGATGGACATACCGATCAGATGGCGGCTGCACGGTTTGGCGTCGCCGATCAGGCGCTCCAGCTCCCGATAGGTTTCCTCCGTAATGCCCTGGTCCTGCACGCCGATATCCAGGCGAAACGTGCCCGGGGCCTCACCGGTCTGCCACCACTCGATGATGCGGATCAGGAAGCCGAACGGCTCCACCACGCGCCGCACGGCGCTGGTTGTTCCCTTGTGTTGATGGATATAGAAAGCATCCTGCACCACGCGGCGTTTAACGCTCTCCGCCCAGCGCTCATCCCAGCGGTCAACGGAAAACGCCCACGCCAGATACGGCAGGAAGCTGACCGGGCACGTTGCCGGGTTCCACAAATCCCGCAGCGATACCCGCAGATCGGAAATCCCGCTGCAGGTCTGCGCCAGTCGGCGCTCAAGCGGCGACGAACCGGACGGCAGCAGGCTATTCATCCGTCCCCCCGTTGGTGACGCTCCACGCCGTGCAGGAGGATGCCTGCGTCCTGTCCAGCACCACGTCACCCAGCGGGGACGCCAGCTCCACGCGCTGGACGCCCTCCACGTGCAGCGCGGCATAAATGGCGCTACGACGGATATCACGCCCCAGCCGCGTCTGGCTGGCGATGTACTTCTGCAGGCTGGCTTTTGCCGCCGCCATCACCGGCTCAGCCTCCGGCCCCGGATAAAGGAAGATCGTCGCCTCCACGCGGTACGGGATAATTTCGGCGCTGCGCACCGTCAGGCGGTCCGCTATCGGGCGTACCTTCTCGCTGTTAAGCGCCTGCTCAACCACCGCCAGCAGCTCAGCCTCTGCCGTGCCGTCACCTTCGCGGCTCAGCACGGTAAGTACCACCTCCGCCGGTGCCGGGCTGGTTGCGCTGGCATCCGCCACGCGCCCGTCCGCGCTTCTGGCGTGAAATTCATAGGCACCCGTCGGGCCCGCCACGGACAGCCCCTCATACGCCGCCGGGATACGCTGTCGCAGCGCCTCGTCGCTTTCCATCACGGCGGCGACCGGCGGCACCGCATCATTATCAGCAGGCACTACCGTCAGGCGCTTCACGTTGCAGTTACCCGCCAGGTGTTCAAGGTCGCTTCCCATGGAATAGGCCACCATGACCGCCTGCGCGGCTTCGTTAATACGCTGGCGCAGCAGGACTTCCCGGTAGGTGTTTTCCTGCAGCAGCTTAGTAACCGGTTCGGACTCCAGCTCCAGCGTGCGCCGGACCGCATCCTGCTCATCCACCGGATGAAGGGCCACAAAGGCAGCCTTACGCTCCGCCAGCAGTGCCTCAAAATCCGGCACATCCACAATCTGCGGCGGCGGAAGCTGGGAAAGGTCAATGACTCCCATTGTCTGCTCCTGTAGGTATGGAAAGGGAAACCGGCGCGCCGTTATTGCGCTGCCCGGTAAGTTCAACCACCATGGAGCCGTCAAAGTTGCTGCTGATGGTGATGGAATCCAGCGTAAGCCGCGGCTCCCAGCGGCTCAGGGCCACATAGACCGCAGACATGACCTGCAGGCGCAGCGCCGGGTTCTGCGGCTGGTCAATCAGGGCGGACAGCAGGGAACCATATTCCCGGCGGGCAATCCGGCTGCCCTGCGGCGTCAGCAGAATATCCCGCACCGACTGGCGCAGATGCTCAGTATCCGTAATGGCCCGCCCGTCACTCCGGCCCATGCCTATATACAGCGTCATACCGGACCTCCTGACGTATCGCCGCCGGACTTAACGCCGGTGTGCCCGTGCTTATCAGCCACAACCCCGTTGGAGCTCATCGCGCCGCCGCCCTGGGTGACGCCACCGTTGATCACCATCTCGCTGTTAATGCGCGTGGTGTCGGCCTCCACCACGAACTCCCCGGTTTTCAGGGTGATATTGTCTGCCGCCTCGATAACCATGGATTTGATGCCCCTGACGTACCAGCGCCCGGTGGCGGGCTCGTACTCAAACCAGCCGCCGTCGTCATACGCCGTCACGTTGCCGTCCTCAGAGTCTGACGGTGGCGGAAACTGATTGGAGTAGACGGCAGGCAGCGCAAAGGCGGTTTCGAGATTGCCGCCCAAGCTGAACAGCACAACCTGCTCACCCACGGACGGTTTCCACCATGTCCGGGATTTCCCGGCACGGCAGGTCAGCCAGTTAATCCAGTTGGTTTCAAGGTCGCCCGTTTTCACCCGGCACAGCCAGTTTTCCCGGTCCACTTCGGTCACGGTGCCGGTGCGGATCAGGTTGGTGATAAGGCGCATGATTTCTGTCAGTTGTGCATTCATAACGAAAGGTTGCCATCAGAGGGAAAAGGGAGGCAGCGCGGGCGCTTGTGTCAGCGGTGACACAAAGATCACCCCGCCAGCCAGCGCAGCAGAGTGTCACGGGTGACGGTTTCCACCTCATCATTCACGCCCAGCAGGCGGCGCTCTGCATAGCGGACCTCCGGGCCCTTGCGGCTGACGCGATCGCGCAGACCGTAATGGTGAACACGGGCAATGCGCTGCACCTTGCCATCAAACTGCACGCTGGCGGAGTCCGCACTGGCAGATGTTTTCAGGTATTTTGTGGTGCGAAGTTTTGCAAACATCTGGCGTTTAATACGCCCCTTCTTGCTGCGGGCCGTCACCCGGCGCGGCTCATAGCCGCTGCCGTCAGGATTGCGCTGCAGCCTGATATTCTGCTGTTGCGTCCGGCGTAGCTGTTGCGCCAGCTGCCGCATCATACGACTGCGCGCGGCAGGCTCCAGATTCGCCAGCAGCGCCGTCAGCCAGTCATCCACCCTCTGCAGCTCATCCACGTTTCACCGTCCACATTTCTTCGGGTTCGTCCGGCTCCGGCACCGCCTCAACGCTCGACACGCTGCCGTCAGTGCTGACCAGCACGCGCTCCGTCAGCTGCAGGTTCAGGCTGATATCACACACATCGTTGCGCAGAATATCCACTTCAAAGGTGAATAGTTTTTCGCGCAGCTCAGGGTTATTAATCGCGTCCGGCTGGTTAGCGCTGAGCCACAGCAGCACGGGAGCCATCAGCAGATTCTGGTCGCCGCTGAAATCCTCGATCACCACGTTCAGGGTGTAGCGGTATTCCCATGACATGGAGCTGGCACCGGTTGCCACCAGTGAGCCGTTATCCATAAAAAGGTGCAGTTTGTCCGGGTTATTGCGGACATAGGGCACCGCTTTATTCAGTGCGCGGCGTAAGGACTGCGGCTTGTTCACTGTCTCGCTCCTGACACGCAACTATCGTGTCCACTTTGTCAGCACAGACCGCCCAGGCGGCCTCGGTTTCATCCAGCACCGAATTAAGATCGCCGTTACTGCGCGGCGCTGACCTCTCCAGACGGCACTGCGTCACTCTGGGACAACCACTCACGGTAAGCTGCACCTCCGGCAAGGGCCGGACGCTCCCGCAGCCGGATAATGTCAGCAGGCAAAGGAGTGTCAGCCCAGCGGCGTAAATCCTCGTTTTCACGTTTAAGCTCCTCGATCCGGCGCTGGCGACTTCGCAGCTGCGCGGTGGTCTGCTCCGCCGCCGCATAAAGCCGCGTCTGCTCCCGGCTGTTGGTTTCGGTCAGAATGGACAGGCCGATCAGCTGGCTGTTCTTCTTCGTCAGTTCCTGCGTTTTGCTTGTCAGCGCCGCGCCCTGCGTCTCGATGATGTGGCTGGCGTTGTTAAGCTGCCACGACTGCCAGCCCAGCGCTACCAGTACCAGCGCCAGCACTACCGCCAGCGCCCGCATCAGGCCGCCACTGGCTCATGGAGCTGCGCGCGGGCAATCTGGTACAGAACCAGCGTCAGCAGGTAAAACACCAGAGCGATCACCCATCCCGAAAAAGCCAGGCACATCACGATAAGCAGCCTCATTGCCCATGTGCGCACCGGTTTTACGGGGCGTGCCCTGAATTTCAACAGCGCCGCCCTGACCTCATCGCGCCCCCTGCCCCCGGCAAACCACCCGACAGCGCACAGCGCCGCCAGCAGCCAGGCGAGAACACACGACACCTGAACAGATGCCCCCACCAGAACCGGCGCAACGCTGCGCGGGTAAAACAGGCTGATAACCAGCAGTGCGACCCATGCCAGCTGGAAAAACAGACTCATGAGTTTCTTTTTCATTCCGTTATGCCCCTTTTAAGCACCAGGCCATTTCCCGCGCGCGGCGGTTCTCCAGCCCTTTGTTTCTCACACCGTTAACGTAAATCCAGCGCGGTAGCTGGTTGCATGCCTGCCACCACTGCTGGCGATTGATAAATGACACCATGGTTGACCGGCAGATCGCGCCGGTCCCCACATTGAAACCAATACTCACCAGCGCATCGTAGACATGTTGCGGCGGCTTAACCGTCAGGCAGGCATCCAGCCTTTTTTCAGTCAGCAGCACATTGTTTATTAACCCCTGCGCCGCCTGCCGTTCCGTGATGGTTTTGCCCGGCACCACGCCGGACGTATTGCCGATCCCGTCGGTCCATACGCCCGCGCTGCACTGATACGGCTGCAGGCGGCATCCCTCGTAATCGGCAATCAGTTTCAGCCCCTCAACGGAGGTATGCAGCGACTGGAAGCCGGGCAGCGTGGCGGCGATAGCCAGCACCGCCCCGACAAGGCAGCGCTTAACGATTGAAGGATTCATATTCCCCCCGCGAAATCTTGCCGCCGCGCAACAATTTGAAAGACTGGTGTTTGTAGTACCAGTTGATAGCCAGCATCATCACGCCGATCAGCACGCCGCCAACCGTTGACACATCCTTGAGCGACAGATCGCCCAGCCATGCCAGCAGCACGGCGATGCAGTAAGTGATAAAGGCGCTGATTCGTTCAAGCGTCATCATTCAGTCCCATAGCTGGACGGTCTGCGCCGTGGTTGACGCCGGAATGTCCGGCAGCTCCACCTGCAGCCCGTGCGGTAAGAATGGGCCGTACTCTGCCAGCCCCGGATTTGCCTGCAGAACCTGCTCTGTGACACCCTGCGTGCGCCCGTAATGACGCCAGCAAAGCGCGTCCACCGTGTCATACTGATGCGCACGCACTTTCATCAGATAAGCTCCACCGTACAGTGCGGCGCGTCCTGCACCCGGCTGATGGCCCATCGGGCATCACGCCACAGATCGCCGCTGGCCTCCGCCAGCTCCTCCCCTCGCTTTACGCCGGACGCCGTGGCGTCATAGTCCTGATAACGCTCATTGAGCACAGCACGCGCCCAGCAATACACGGCGCTGTGATAGTGCTGGATACGCTCGCTTTTGCCGTCCAGCATGTCTGCCGGAACCTCAGCCAGTGCATGAAAACCCAGCATCTGCTGGCGGTGGCGGAAGTCGAACAGCTCAGCGTTAACCTCAGAAATCGCCGTCAGCACGACCTGCTTTAAACGCGGCTGCGTCACCGTGCCGTCAGTGCGCATCACGCTGCGAAATTCCGACAGGTCCACATCAGGCCAGAACGGCGTATTTTTGATGACCTCCGCCTGTTCCGGCGCCTGTTCTGGCGCAACAAACTTCATGCGACTTTCTCCTGAATAAGTGGGCGGTGGACGGGGTTTTGATGTGGCATTGCCTTTCGCCACCCCGTGCCGCCCGTGCGCGGGGCACGTTCGTTAGCGGCTGTCATTGCGCAGTCTGCGCTCCAGCTGCTGCTTTTCTTTTTTCACGCCGCAGCGGGGATCGAGCTGCAGCGCATGAGTGATGTGATTCAGGGCAGATGCCGGGTTGCTTTCGCTCAGCACCGCGCCGATGGCTTTATGCAGGCGGGCCCGTGACTGGTCCGGCATATCCTGCCCGGTGGTCAGGTCCAGCGTCTGCAGCAGCAGATCAGCGTCAAAACCGGCAGCGGCAAGCAGGGCGCTTTGCGCCGCGTCCGCCATCTCCTCAGCCAGCACGGTCTGCACGTTACGATTGCCCAGCGGCATGACCCAGCCATAGCGCAGCGCATGGCACCCTATTTCCAGCGCACCGGCATAATCACCGGCGTCAATGCGCCACAGCATCACGTACATCAGCACGTCATCCTGCTGCGCACCCTCTGCCGCCAGCACCCCCTCTGCCCAGGCGGAATATTTCGGCAGCACCTCCACCTTAATCTCTGCCTTTTTCACCGTGGACTGGATGCCCTTGAGGCGGCGGCGGTCCTCTGCCAGCTGCAACAGCATCAGGTCATAACCCGACGCATGGCGAACACTGCCGCCCTCACGGGCGGCCTGTTCGGCCTGGATGCGCAGGCGGTGCTGCCGTGCGGGACTCAGGCTCATGGGTTATGCTCCACCTTCCGGTGCGGCAGGCGCGCTGAAATCACCGATCTCGATGTTTTCCACCAGTGCCGCGCAGCGGTAGTCCTCAACCACATACGCCTCGTTAACGGATTCAAAGTTTTCAATCCGGTCACGTTTCGGGTTGTCGATGACAGAGCGGCGGCGGGTGTCTACCTGCCAGTAGATGGACAGGTTATCCAGACGGGTGATCAGCAGCGCATTTGCCGGGAAGTAAGGCGCACGAACCGCCTGCAGGCCGCCCATGCGCTTCTGGCTGATGATCAGATCGGCGGCAATTTTTTCGCTGTTGTCCTGGTCTTTGTTAACCAGCGGGAAATACTTGTCAGACAGCAGTTCACGCCCGCAGACCACAACCAGATCGTCATCATCCTGATAAACCACGTCGATCAGTTCGTTAACGGCATCCATCACCACGGCGTCCAGATTTTCGTAGCCTTTTTCCTCCAGCTTCGAGGCACCTTTACCCACTTTCACTGAGCCTTTCGTGGTTACGCCGCCTTTGGTGTTGCTCCCCATGACGTGATCCGGTGCGTCTTCGCGGATTTTCTGCAGCCAGCCCTTATTGACGTCCTGCAGCAGCGGGTTTTCGGTACGATTGGACGTTTTGGCGCGGGTCAGCCCGTTAAAGCCAATCATGATGCGGTCCAGCGCCTGACGCTTGATGATGGCGTTACGGATACGCACCTGGAAGTCCTGGAACTTCGCCCACAGGTCCAGCTTGGCGTAAGTCAGCACCGTGTCAAAGTTGGTCTGCTCGCATTTGTACTCCACGTCCTCCATCACCATCGGGTCGGTAGGCTCACGATCCTGCTTGGTCGTATCCGTGGTCCCGGCAACGGTGCTGCCCACCCCCAGCCCCAGCAGCTGACCGGACTGTTCATCGACGGGTGAGATGTTAATGAGCGTCAGGAATGCGGCGGACTGCTGGATCTCATCTTCCAGCGTCTGCTGAACGGACGGCTCCACGGTGAACTTGCTGGACAGCTCCTCAACGTCCACACCGTTCAGGCGCGCCAGCTGCTGCAGGTAAGCGTTAAAGGCAAATTTGGTGTTCTTTTTCATCGGGTTTTATGCTCCATCAGCAATTGGTCAGGGTGCCTGCCGGTGCGTCACCGCCCGGCGCGCGCTGGCGGTAATCTTTGCGGCTGTCTTCGCGGCTCAGCTGCTGCTGTAACTCGGCAAAGGCGGTCTGTTGTTCCTGCAGGGAGGACTCCAGTTCAGAAAGGCGCTGGTCCTGATCGGACAGGGACTGGTCAGTCCGTTCGCTCAGGTTTTGCTGTTCGGTGGCGACCAGCTCCACCGCCTTATGCACATCAGAGAAACGCGCCTCGTCGGTCTGTTCTTTTTTGGTGAACAGCGCGGTGACACGTGAAAAGAGGGACGGCTTATCGTCCTGGGCTTCTTCCAGCTCGATCAGCGTTTCTTCTGCTGCAGTGAACAGGTTTTCCGGGTCCAGCTTGCGGTTCGCCAGCGGGTTCTGCTTAGCACTGGCGCTGAAAGCCAGCATTTCGGTGCCCAGACTCGCCGGATCGTCAGTAGCAGCCAGTCCTACCAGATAGGCTTTCCCGGTGTCGGCAAACTTTGGGCTAACCTCCATGGAGGTAAACTGCTTTTGCCACTGTTTAATCAGGCTGACCAAATCGGGCGACGGGTTGATGTCGGCATAAAGCGCCATTTTCCCTTTGAGTGGTCCGTCCGTAATCTCCTCAGCAGCCAGAGCGGTAACATGTCCATAGCGTTTAAACGTACCGTCTGGTGAATAGCCTTTGATGTGCTCAAGGTTGATTTGCGCGGTATACACCGTCGGGTTGTAGCTGGCTGCCATCTGTACCAGCCATTCACGCTGGATTTCGCGCCCGTCGGTGGTGGCACCTTCCACCCCGATGCGGAAACGCTTTGCTTTCACTGTCATGAGCCGTGCTCCGTTAGAAAAAACTCACTGGAGCCCTATGTTTGCGGTGATGGGGGGCGTGAAACAACGCGCGGCACTTGTACGGTCAACCACACAAACCGCAGCCGGGGAAAGCTGTCAGGCAAGGCCGTATGTTTGGGCCATGAACACGACACTGACCCCCGCAGACCTCGATCCCCGTCGGCAGGCCATGCTGCTGTACTTTCAGGGATACCGCGTAGCCCGCATTGCTGAAATGCTGGGCGAGAAAGTTGCAACCGTTCACAGCTGGAAGAAACGCGATAAATGGGGCGAATATGGGCCGCTGGACCAGATGCAGCTCACCACCGCCGCACGTTACTGCCAGCTCATCATGAAGGAGCAGAAAGAAGGGAAAGACTTCAAGGAAATTGACCTGCTGGCACGCCAGTCTGAGCGCCATGCCCGGATCGGTAAATTCAATGATGGCGGTAACGAAGCTGACTTAAACCCGAACGTTGCCAACCGTAACAAAGGCCCCCGCCGTCAGCCTGAAAAGAACGTTTTCACAGATGAACAGACCGAAAAGCTGGAAGAAATCTTCCGCAATGGCATGTTTGAATATCAGCGCCACTGGTGGCTGGCAGGCGTAAAACACCGCATTCGCAACCTGCTTAAATCACGCCAGATTGGGGCAACATACTTTTTTGCCCGCGAAGCACTGATTGACGCCATCACCACCGGGCGCAACCAGATTTTTCTCTCAGCCAGTAAGGCGCAGGCGCACGTCTTTAAGCAGTACATCATCGACTTTGCCAAAGAGGTTGATGTGGAGCTGAAAGGCGACCCGATGACGCTCAGCAACGGGGCGTGCCTGTACTTTCTCGGCACCAACGCCCGCACGGCGCAGAGTTACCACGGCAATCTGTACCTTGACGAATATTTCTGGATCCCGAAATTCCAGGAGCTGCGCAAGGTTGCCTCCGGTATGGCCATTCACAAGAAATGGCGACAAACCTACTTTTCCACGCCGTCCAGCCTGACCCACAGCGCCTACCCGTTCTGGTCCGGGGCGCTATTCAACCGGGGCCGCGCCAAGGCGGACAAGGTGGATATTGACCTGACCCACGGCAACCTTGCTCGCGGCGTGCTTTGCCCTGACGGGCAGTACCGCCAGATCGTCACCGTTGAGGATGCGGTGCGCGGCGGCTGTAATCTGTTCGACCTCGACCAGCTGCGCATGGAGTACAGCCCGGACGAATACCAGAACCTGCTGATGTGCGAATTTATCGACGATCTGGCGTCAGTATTCCCGCTCAGCGAGCTGCAGGCGTGTATGGTGGACAGCTGGGAAGTCTGGTCCGATTTTCAGGCGCTGGCGCTGCGCCCGTTTGGCTGGCGCGAAGTATGGATCGGATACGACCCCGCAAAAGGGACACAGAACGGTGACAGCGCCGGATGCGTGGTGATGGCACCGCCAACCGTGCCGGGCGGCAAGTTCCGCATTCTTGAGCGGCACCAGTGGCGCGGTATGGACTTCCGCGCCCAGGCGGACGCAATCAAACAGCTCACGCAGCAATATAACGTGACCTATATCGGCATCGACTCAACCGGCGTCGGTCACGGTGTTTATGAGAACGTGAAAGCGTTCTTTCCCGCCGTGCGGGAGTTTGTCTACAACCCCAACGTCAAAAACGCCCTGGTGCTCAAGGCGTACGACATTATCAGCCACCGCCGTCTGGAGTTTGACGCCGGACACACCGACATCGCGCAGTCATTTATGGCTATCCGCCGCGCCACCACCGCCAGCGGAAACCGCCCCACCTACGAAGCCAGCCGCAGCGAAGAAGCCAGCCATGCAGATTTGGCCTGGGCAACGATGCACGCACTGTTTAACGAACCACTGCAGGGCGAAGCCGCCAATACCAGCAACATTGTGGAGATTTTCTGATGCAACCTACCCTTATCAACCTATTTTCAGCGGCCTGCTTTAAAACCGGTGCCGCTCCGTTTAATTATCAAATGAGCTGGAATGTTGGCGCCCGTGGCAGGTGTCGGGTGTTAACCAAAATGCGCCAGTGTGGTGCTGACTGGTTTTTCTCGCTTGAAGCACTGTCTGATGCACTGGCTACCGGACGAAACCAGATTTTCCTGGGGTGCGGCGATGATCAGTCTCAGATTAACAGAGCCTACATCAATGCACTTCTGAATCGGGCCGGGCCACATCTGCAAAACCGCGTATCGTGCATGACAGAATCCCGTCTTGAGCTGACCAACGGCGCACATATCTACTTCATCGACCCGGATAGTCTTTGCGCCGCGCTGCATGGAAACGTCTACGTGTCAGAGTATGCCTGGGCAGACTCCCCGAAAAATGTGATCGCGCTCGCCAAAGGGTTCTCCATGCACGCCCGCTATCACGCAACGTACTACACCACCCCAAGCCCCAGCCCGGAGGCATGGCGGGAATACAAAAAACTGATTGCTGGCAACAGCACAACCAGCATGATTTTTACAGCTGAAGACGCCGCAACGTCAGGGGCAACGTTCTTTGATGATGAATGGCTGAATGACATGAAAAAAGAATTAACAGCAGCGGACTGGAGAATGTTGTTTATGTGCGAATGGCCCCATGCTGATAAGGAGCAGGTGGCATGAGCAAACGCAAAAACCGGAATAACCGCGCAGCGGTAGATCACAACGCTAAACCGCGCGGTGGTGCGGTGGCGGAGGCATTCAGCTTTGGCGACCCGATCCCGGTACTGGACCGCCGCGAGCTGCTGGATTACGTGGAATGCGTGCAGATGGATAAGTGGTATGAGCCGCCCGTGAGCTTTGACGGGCTGGCGCGGACCTATCGCGCCGCCGTACACCACAGCTCACCGATGGGCGTAAAGCGTGACATTCTCAGCAGTACTTACATCCCGCACCGCCTGCTCAGCCAGCAGGCTTTTACCCGTTTCGTCCAGGATTATCTGGTGTTCGGTAACGCCTATCTGGAAAAGCGCACCAACCGGCTCGGCGGCGTTCTCTCACTGGAGCCAGCACTGGCGAAGTACACACGGCGCGGCGTGGACCTCGACACCTACTGGTTTGTGCAATATGGCATGACCACGCAGCCGTATGAGTTTACCAGCGGCAGCATTTTCCATCTGATGGAACCGGATATTAACCAGGAAATTTACGGGCTGCCCGGCTATCTCTCCGCCATTCCGTCAACACTGCTCAACGAGTCCGCAACGCTGTTCCGCCGGAAGTATTACATCAACGGCAACCATGCTGGTTTCATCATGTACATGACCGACGCAGCACAGAATCAGGAGGACGTGAACAATATCCGCCAGGCAATGAAAAGCGCCAAAGGGCCGGGCAACTTTCGCAACCTGTTTATGTATTCGCCCAACGGCAAAAAGGACGGCATCCAGATCATCCCGTTGTCGGAAGTTGCGGCGAAAGATGAGTTTCTGAACATCAAGAACGTGAGCCGCGATGACATGATGGCAGCGCACCGCGTGCCTCCGCAGATGATGGGCATTATTCCCAACAATACCGGCGGCTTTGGTGATGTGGAAAAGGCCAGCCGCGTCTTTGTCCGCAACGAGCTGATACCGCTGCAGAAGCGACTGCGGGAGCTTAATGACTGGCTGGGCGAAGAAGTGATCCGCTTTGAGCCGTACACGCTGGGGCTGACAGAAGACAATCGCTACGACTGACCCACCGCACCGCGACAACAAGACCACCTCTCACAGCGCCCCAGCAGCATTCTGCGGGGCGCTTCTTTTTTGCTGCTCACTTCACCCTACCCGATTCAAGCCGCCAGCGTGCCGGAGATTGCGCCGGATATTCACTATTTCACCCCGTTGCGCGCGCTCGTATCCCCGCCACGCCTGCCCGCTTTATGTAGCGGTTTTCATGCGCCTGCATGACATAAGCAAAAGCCCGCCAGAACTGGCGGGCCTCAGCAAAAACGATCCTCAAACGATCATGCGATTTCATGCGGCATAGGCATGCACATAACACGTTGACCAAGGCTATTTCTTATCGTACGTTAATCCCACTTTTGTTAAGGATAAAATATGTACCTAGATAACCCTGCTCTAACACTTAGAAAACTCATAATCAGCATCGAAAGTTATAGTCCTAACCAACCACTAAGGTCGGCTCTGCTTCACTTTTTTGAGCTCGAAAGCACCCCGTCAAGTGAGCCCATACTCTGGGAAAAAATAGCAAAAGTAATTTCCCTACCAAATAAAATATCTGAAACTTTAGAGGATTATTTCCCAGATGAGGAGATCACCGCACCAAATTGGAAAAACAATATAATAAGTGCTTTTTCAAATATAAATTTGAACGCCAGAGTATTAGAGTTCAACAACAGCATTAGCAATGAAACTAAAAACGAACTAGGATTACTATCTCTCATTTTCAAAACAAAAGGAGAGATAGGAAAACTGGAATCTGATGATATTAATGAGATTCAAGATTTACTTTGTAATTTAAAGCAGACAGTAATAGACTCAGATTTAAACATTGAACTTCGTAAAGATATTCTTCATTACCTTAACAATATCATTCGTGCGCTTGATGACTACTCCATCACTGGAATAGGACCTGTAATTTCCTCTGTTGAGGCAACATTAGGCCATGCATGCGTGTCACCTCCATTTCAAGATATCGTTAAAAACACTGAAATTGGAGATAAAATAAAAACTGTACTAAAAAAATCACTTTCCGCAATAAGTACCGTGGAAGGAGTCGCAAGCTTAGGGGCAAACTGCGTAACTCTAATCGAACATTTTAGTAAATAACATAAAGAAAACAGCTGGCGCTAAATACAAAGCGCCAGCGAATACTTTAATGTAACCAGCTGTCGTCCTCCCAGACCTGCTGCATAATTTCCATAACTCGCTTTTTGTCTTCATCTAGTTTTAACCCGCTCAGCTCAACGCCATTGGCGCTGCTCTTGCGAATTCGAATTGCTGTTTTTGGGTACAGAGGGCGCAAATTACGGTAAAGCTCGGTTTCAAGGGCGTCCAGCGTGGACTGGCTAATCTTCTGCTCTTTATCGATCATTATTTCAATGCGCATACAGATCCCCCCTAACTGATGACGTCCATGGACCGGCAGTATTCATGGCTGCGGATTTTCGCCATGAGTTCGTCAGTCAACTCTGATACCCACTGAATAGCCAGCCGCTTCTCTTCGTCACTGCACTCACTAGCCGCTACAAGCTTAATAAAAAAATCAATGCGCTGGAGCTTCAAAGACTCCAAAAGATAGTCCTGCATCATCCCTCCTATCACGACCACGGACACACATTAACTGTATGTATATCCACTGTTTATATATACAGTATACCTCTGATATACAAATGTAAAATATTTTTTATCCGTCAATGAGAACGTTCTGACGAAGGTCGTTAAGAGCATGAATTGTTAACGCCTTGCAGTCAGCACCACTGACGCCATTTGTCATCTTCCTGCAGTCGATGGTTGCGGTAAAAAACGCGTAGCCCGGCACCTGACGGAATGCTGCCCCCTCGCAGAAGCAGATCAATCTCTGACTCGCTGCCATCGAACCCTCTGGAACTCAGCTCTGCCTCAAGCTGCAGGCGCTGTTGATCCGAAATATTCTGTTTGTATTCTTTTCTTCGCTTCGGTTTAACCAGCCTCAACCGAGCGGTAAGCTCCCGCCGTTCCTTCTGGCTCATGTTGTGAAGGTAATCCTGCAGGTCCTTCTCATTCATGGTTTTAATATCGGGTAAATCTCCCCCTGATTGGTTCAAATTTTCAACAGGGGGACAGTTATTGCCACGAGTCCAAGGGGCGCTGGCGCCCTGGTCGGCTGTCGCCTCCTGAACGTCAACGGCCTTACGAACCTTTTTCCACTTCACCGCGTGCGTGCAAATCTTGCCTTCTGCAATCGGGGACCAGATGCCATAGATACGGATACCGCGATCGCCGTAGGCGCTCGGCTCGTCGTTAAGCTCATAAGCCGTGCGGACAAGGTGATGTTTGCGGGGAACCAGCACGCCGCCCTGCTTCATGATGTAGGTGGCGAAGCAGCCTGCATCAGCAGCTGCCAGTACCGCATCAAGACGCGGGTTATCCAGTACCGGTGCGCCCGCTTTGCGTTCTCCCTGTACTCTCGCCGCCTGACCAGCCAGCAAGCGCAGCTCGCGGTATGCCTGACGCCCTGGAATACCAAAGAAACGAAATTGTTGGACACGATGCAGTGATGCCCAGGCGCTGACATGCTCGGCGCTGTCGCGCAGCGATCTGCCGGTTTCTTTACTGATTTCTTTAGCCAGCCCGCGCCCGTCGATGTTTTTGCTGATGTATTTGGCGATATAGCTGGTCGGCGTACCCTTGCGCGGGTTGATAAGCTCGGACTTGAAGCGCGGGCCCGTGTTGTTGCCCAGCTCCTCGCGGTCTTCGCGGATGGCAAACTTACGCAGCAGTGCGGTGATGGATCGGCGGTCTTTTTTGCGCATGAAGCACAGCAGATGCCAGTGCACGGTGCCGTCATGGTGCGGCTCTGCCACGCGGACGCCATACCAGCGCAGCCCGGCCTTGTGCATTGCCTTGCGGAAAGCGGCGAAGGTATCAACCAGATAATCACTGCTCTGTCGGACAGTGGCGCTGGTCCACTTCGGATTTGGCCTGCCGTTGTTGAGGGTTGCGTGGAAACGTGACGGGCAGGTGATGGTATAGAACACCGCACAGTCTCCGCGCATTTCCGCGATCAGCTCCAGCCCTTTCACACAGGCCATCATTTCATTACGCCGGTGTGCCGGGTTGCTGTTGCTGGCGTTCACCACGTCTTCCATGTCCAGCGTGTCGCCGTCTTCGTTAACCAGCTCATGCGAACGGAAGAACTCCAGCGATTTGCGGCGCTGCTCGCGTTTGTGGATCACGGCTTCATAGCTGACATACGGGGAGGCTTTTTTGTTGACCAGGCAGACGGCGCGCAGCTGTTCCTCCCGCCACTCGCAGCGCATCTGCCACAGTTTGCGATACCACCAGTCCGCGCACAGCATACGTGCCAGCGACGGGGGGATCAGTTCATAAGGCACCGGCTTGCGGCGGCGCTTCTTGCGGCGCAACTGCTCAAAGGCAGGCGGGATAACATCAAGGTGCATGGCCTCTGCGGCGACCTTTTCCCATGCCTGGCGGATTTCTTCTGGTTTAACATCATCGCTGACAAACAGATCACCGCAGGCCGCATCAAGACACATGCTCATATGTGCCGCAACCAGCGTGGAAAGGCGCTTGACCTGATCCTGATTCATTTCAGGCAGTACCAGCAGCCCCTCCAGCCCGTCATGGCTCGCCATAAACCGGAAAGAGGCTGACACCTGACTGTCACGCACGCGCTCCAGCCGCTCAAGGCACGGCCTGATAGTTTCACGCAGGTAGCGGGAGTAGGCTTTAGCTCTGCCCAGTTTATGGAAGTATTCAATCCTTTCCAGCAGAGGCTTGCTGATATGGGACGACATGGCGTTTACGTCAGCCAGAATCACCAGATCGGGATTAAATCTCTGCTGCTCGCGGGCCATTTTGGCATGGCTGATCAGTCGTTCCTGCTCCATTTCTCGCTGGACAGGATCACGAGACTCATTGAAGAAATAGCGTTCCCAGACCTCATCACTCAGCACCTCGCGGCGCAGATGCTCCTGCTCATTATCCGCAGCGTAAAGAGTGATCAGGTTTGAAAGCGCGGACTCCGGCGCAACTTCCGCCGGGCCAAGATACGGGTTAACCGCTTTTTTTGGTACGTTCCATGAAAAGGCCACGGCGGCCTCATCTGAGCCGCCGGTGGGTGGTTCCTTGTGTAATGTGAATTTACTCACTGCCACGCCCGCACCTCAGTTTCCACCGAGATATCAGGACCGGATGCCAAATCAACACCGGACCATGCCGCTGATTTTGTGGCGATGATTTCCGCTGCAGACTTACTATCACCGGCAGCCACACCCATGCTGCGCTTTGCGGTGATACGATGGCGGGCAAAATTACGGTAAAGCGAACGGGTCAGAGACGTATCGCTGTTGGACACAATAACCGGATGACCTTCTGATGACCGGCGCTCAAGAATAGACGCCAGATGATACTGATCGTCCTCAGTAAAACCGGCAGTGTGATAACCGTTAAATGTGCCGTCATAGGGTGGATCGCAGTAAACAACATCACCCGTCCGCAACATCGCCAGCGTTTCGTTATAGCTGGCACAGATAAACGTTGCACGCTGTGCCTTTTCTGCAAAAGCACGTATTTCATTTTCAGGAAAATACGGTTTTTTATAATTACCATATGGGACATTGAAATGACCGTTTAAGTTATAACGGCACAACCCTCGATAACCATGGCGATTAAGATAAAGGAAAAATACAGCCTTCCAGAAATCGTTTGTTTCAGCAGAATGATTAAAGTCCTGACGGATATTGTAATAATAAGCATCACCATTGCTACTAGCAAAGAAACCCTTTGCATAAGAAATAAACTGCTCACAATTAAATGCGATCTGCTTATAAAGATTGATCAGGTCTGGATTAATATCCGCAACAAGATAATGAGGATAGTCTGTTGCCATCATGACAGCGCAGGAACCCGCGAAAGGTTCAACCAGTCGCGGGCCTGCTGGCAGATGCTTTTTCAGCTCCGGCATGATGTCGGTTTTATTACCCGCCCATTTCAGGATGGTGCTCATTCCCCACCCCCGACAGTTGCATCAAGAAGTGACTGGATGTCACATTCTTGAATGGTCGCAATAGACATCATTACCCAATTCCCACCGCCGACAACCAAGCCATCAAGCGGCAAAATATGCGTTATCTTTAATGTCAGCCTGCTTCCTGTATATTCCCCCTCCCACTCCAGTAAATTAAGAAAATCACCGCATTTAAAATCGCGATCATTTATTCTCACTTCTGCTTTTTTTTCTCCGTTTGCTACAGCATTAAAAAACAGCGGGCCGATTTTTAAACTATGAATGGTGCTCATACGACGCCTCCGTTGTAATGTTTTCCTTTAAGCTCTGCGATTTCCTGACAGGTGACACAGCACTGCACTCCCGGAATGGCACGGCGGCGAGCTGGCGGGATTGGTGCATCGCAATCAATGCAAAGCACGCGGGAAACGCCCGGCGCTCTGTTGCGGGCGGTATGGATGTGGCGCTGGCGTTCTTCCTCAACGCGCTGCTGTACGAGGTCCATTGAATCAGCCATCAGTGGATCTCCTGCGCTTCGTTCTGAATGTTTTCAGCTGCAACGCGCAGCAGTTCCGCCGCCTCAACGTGGTTAAGCTGGCGGGACGTGATACGACAAGCCAGGCTGTCAAGACGGGCAGCCATTGCTGCAGCGCGTGCCCGGCGTTCTTCCATGCGTGCATCAGTCAGCAGCTGGTTAAGGCCAGCATCATCTGGTCCGGTTTTAGTGGTGCGGGTTTCAATATTTCGCATTGTTGTTTCTCCTGAATTTGGGCAAAAAAATGCCCGGCGGGTTTACGCCATTAATTTCTGGTTTGGTTTAAATCGGCATGGTTAGCCGTTTTGGAAATAAGCTCACCACTGCACGAAAATGGTTCATTGCCTTTATCAGCTCCCGCTTTTCGTCAGTCGTCAGCTCACTAATTTTGACGCCGTGACGCTCTGCTGGAATGTTAGCCATAAAAAATATGGCGGCTAATGCTCGCTTGTTCTGTTTATTATTTGCGTCCCGTGGGTCGCTCATTTCGTTAATAAACTGCTCAAGCTCTGACTCAATGTTAATTCCAAATACCTTGGCCCTTAATTCAGCTATGTGGTTCAACCCTTCATAGCGTTCACCCGGGCTTATCGTACGAGTCGTTGCATCACCTTCAATAGCCATGGTTTCCCCTGTTTGATGGTTGACAGGTCAGACAGCAATTCGGCCTGCGAGTGGCACGGGTGCCAGCGCTTGCCATCTTTGCCTGCAATCCAGCCATGACCGAAGTGCATTCCTGGGCTTTTCTTAACAAGCAGTGATGCAAATGACGGTTCGTTATTCATCATAAGCACCTCAAATCAAACCGAATGATGAGCCAAGCCCAGTGACGGTATCGACCACGCTTGCCATAGCTGGGTTTGACTGCAGACGAGCCTGCAAAGAAATGGCTGTCAGCGCCATTAGCCGAGTAACAGAGTTGACGCTTTCAACTACCTGGCGGCGTGCGGTCGCGCTTAATTGAACGCCAGATACTGCGTTAGCCGCTACACGACCAATCTCAGCTGTAGCGCCTAAAACGTACTGCGTCATTTTTTCGCGAGCCACTTCGTTAGTTGGAACACAAGCAAGGCAATGAATCTGCGCCAGAAAGCCATCAACCAGAGTTGGGTCCTCAGTGAGATCGGTAAGCAACCAGATTTCCGGTGCGGTGAGCTGGTGCGGTTGTTCCGGGTTCAGCTTATTGCGCAGCGTCTGAACGTTCATTTCTGCACGCTCCGCCAGCTTTGCCATGTTGTGACGTAAGGCAAAAGCCCGGCAGGCTTCATCAAAGTGCGGATGTTTGGAAATCTTATAATCAAACATGTTAGCCCCTTCAAAAGTTCTCATAATTGAACTTACTGGCCCACGATAATGCGGAAGTTAGAATGACCAAGGGACTCACGAACCTGATCAGCTTTGTACATCAGATAGCGGAGGCTGACGCGCCCCTTGTTTTTCTCCTTCTTGACCATGTATTTAGCGAGCTGTCCATGATGGATTTTCTGGTAAACAGAGCCGCGGGAGATACCTTCCCATTCCGCAAACTCTGCAGGCGTAGCCATCTCTTTTGGTACACGAATTGAAATATCGGTGCTCATAGTGCAGTATCTCTCGATTAAGGTTTGGTTTACGTCGTTTTATCTTGTTTTATTTGATTCAATAATTGATACATCGAGATACTACGATCCAATATTTGATACGTCAATAGGATTGAAAAATGATACAGGTGAAGGCTGGCGAAAATACCGGAGGTAAAGAGGCGATCCATAGGCTAATGGCTGCCTACGATTTCAAGTCCAGGCAACAGCTTTGCGATCATCTTGGCGCATCCAAAAGCACCATGGCAAACAGATACTTAAGAGATAGCTTCCCGGCTGAATGGGTAATTCAGTGTGCTCTTGAAACGGGGGTTTCTTTACTGTGGCTAACCACTGGGCAGGGCGAGCCTGGTTCAAATATTGGCACAGAAAAAAACATCAATTTTGTGAACTCAGGTAAGGTAAAGAATCTTTCAGACCTCATTTCTCCCGAAATTGACAAAGTCACTTTAACTGGCGGTTCGTTAGTGGAAGCAGGAAAAGCAATCATTGACAGCAGCCTGCTCCCCTCAGACTCAAGCAACCTACTTTTGGTAAATACTGCTGGGGACTCTTACCTGGTGGATCGCAATCAAACACCACCAGTTAACGGTATGTGGCTGGTTGATATCGACGGGATAAAAAGCATTGTTAAGCTCACTCGTCTTCCAGGCAATCGGTTAGTTGTTCACCAAGATGATTCCTCATTTGAATGCAGCCTGGACGACCTCGAGGTGTTAGGCAAAGCCTTGAAAATCATTAAGAGCCTTTGATATGACGATAAGGAAGCAGCCAAACGGAAAATGGCTTTGTGAATGTTACCCGAACGGGCGGGACGGTAAGCGCGTGCGTAAGCAATTTGCGACGAAAGGCGAGGCCGTAGCATTCGAAAACTTCACCATGGATGAAGTGAACAAAAAACCGTGGCTGGGGGAGAAGGAAGATCGGCGGAAACTGTCAGAACTGATTGAGCAGTGGCACTCCCTCTACGGGCAGACTCTCGCAGATCCGAAACGTCTGATGGCGAAGCTCAGCATCATTTGTAATGGCCTTAGCGATCCCGTGGCCTCAGAACTGACAGCCGGTGACTTTACGAAATACCGTGAAGCACGGTTAAAGGGCGATGTACGGAATGAAGATGGCGCGCTTATGTCGCCAGTTAAGCCCCGAACGGTAAACCTTGAGCAACGCAACCTGTCGTCAGTTTTCGGCACTCTGAAAAAGCTAGGCCACTGGTCAGCCCCTAACCCACTCGCCGGGCTACCAACATTCAAAATCGCAGAGGGCGAACTAGCGTTCCTGGCTCCGGATGAAATTAAGCGCCTGCTGGATGCCTGCGCAGATTCTCAAAGCCCCAGCCTCCTGACGATTGCAAAAATCTGCCTGGCAACTGGCGCGCGATGGAGTGAGGCAGAAAATCTGCAGGGCCATCAGTTATCGAAGTACCGCATCACCTACACAAAGACCAAAGGCAAGAAAAACCGAACAGTTCCGATCTCTCAGGAACTGTTCGATGAACTCCCCAAAAACAGGGGGAAGCTATTCACCCCATGTAGAAAAGCCTTTGAGCGTGCAGTGAAGCGAGCCGGTATCGACTTACCGGAAGGTCAATGTACCCATGTTCTGCGTCACACATTCGCCAGTCATTTCATGATGAGCGGTGGAAACATACTGGTGTTACGTGACATTCTGGGCCATACAGATATAAAAATGACAATGGTTTACGCCCACTTTGCACCTGATCATTTAGAAGATGCTGTGACGAAAAACCCTCTTTATTCTTTAAACTATTCGAAAGGATAATACATGGAAAGTGAAAGTTTATCAGAATCCCTAAACAACCTATTTTCGATAATAGTTCATGAAGATAGTTTAAACCTACCATTCACTGTTGAAACAGATATAATTAACGACTTTAAAGAAAAATGCCAAATCTACTTCAACATATTAAAGGATTACATTGAAGACAATGATAATATACTATCCCGCAGGCTTGATCGGCGCCTTGAGAAAATAACAGAAATATATTTCGGCATTGTCGATTCACTTTCTGAATTTCTCTCCGGTGATATAAAATCAGCTTACGACAGATTTGGCATGACTTTCTCCGACAACGTCACTACAAAATACATTCATAACATATCAACCCCATTGAATAATTTATGTAATTCTGACAAGCCTCTTTTCAGGGTTAGAAAATCAGATACTTCAATAAAAGAAAGAAGCGAGATGTTTCACATTCCGTTCTCAAAGAGACATTTAGTAAATGCTCAACGGTATTCAGTAGCAGGCTTGCCGTGCCTATACTTGGGGTCATCTTTATATGTTTGTTGGTTAGAGATGGATAAACCTGATTTTGACAAATTATATATCTCATCATATTCCTCTGAAGAAGAAGAGTCTAAGATTTTAGACTTTACGGCTGAGATTCTTTATTCTCGATTTTATGGATTAATTGACGATGACAAAATGTCATACCTCACAAAAATCTCCTACATCTGTTTGATGCCTCTAATTTACGCATGTAATTTCAGGAAAAAAAACGACAGTACATCTTTCACTCAAGAATATATTATACCGAATTTATTAATGCAGTGGATAAGTCGTCGCGCAAAATCAAATATTGTTGGGATTGCGTACAGATCAACTAAGATGGTGAGAACTAATAATGGTGATAAATCTATTAATGTTGTGCTCCCCCCCAAAGTTACATACCAGCAAACTATAACTAAAGACTTCTGTCCAAAATTAATCAAAATGTTCAAGCTTACACCTCCAGTATCATGGCAGGTGCTGAAAACATTAGATTATACATGTGAACCAGATGAAGATGGCACAGTTAGAGCAGCATCACGATTTTTAAGACGTAAAGAACGTTCTGGAATAAAAAACTTTGATGACAGCATTGTCAACTTGTACCCTCTGACCGACTTTTACAAACTTGAGAAGTGCATGGACAACTTGCTTGAGTACAGTATCATCCGTGACAAAAAATGATGGCGACACTTTGGCGGCAGAGAGTTAAAAACGCATAAAACAGTCAAACACGACACAAGACTAACATACTGTTTTAAAACGCAAAGCATTGTTATTATTATAGTTGAAATGCTATGTAGGAATTTCGGACGCGGGTTCAACTCCCGCCAGCTCCACCAAACATTCATTCATGATGCATCATGAACCTTAAAAAAGCCTGTAACTTCAACGAGTTGCAGGCTTTTTTGTTGCATGTGTGGTCATGATCTCTGTATGAATCTTGAGCATTATGTATCTTGTTTTGCACCGCGTTGCCAGAACGCTAAAAAAACAAGGTGCAAAAAAACGTCTAAGGTATTGAAATACCTAACTAATACCGAGATCGCTGCCGCCAAGCCGCAGAAGACCGAGTATATGCTGCGCGATGGCGACGGACTGGCGTTGTTGATTAAGCCATCCGGCAGAAAGATCTGGTACTTCGAATACACTCCCCCGGCGCTGAAAAAACGGACCAAAATCAGCATTGGCCCCTACCCGGTTGTCACCCTCGCCATGGCGCGAGATTTCAGGTTGCAATACCGGCGTTTACTTGTGCAGGGCATCGACCCGCAGGCCCATCTGGAGCAGGTTGCAGAGGAGCAACGACTCCAGAATGAATGCACGCTGGAAAAAGTTGCGGAACAGTGGCTCAAAGAGAAAAAAAGGACCAGCGATCTTAGCGAAGACCACGCCAAAGATGTCTGGCGCTCGCTGGAGATGCACGTCTTCCCTTCTCTGGGTAATACGCCCGTCACTGAGATCCGCCCGAAGATGCTTAAGGAACACCTCACACCGCTGGAAGAACAAGGCATCCTCGAAACGCTGCGCCGGGTTATCTCACGGCTCAATGAAATCTTCCGCTTCGCCATCTCTGAAGAGCTCATCGAGTTCAATCCGGCTGACAACCTGGTCGCCCGCTTCAAGAAACCGAAAAAGCAGAACATGCCAGCCCTTCACCCCAGTGAACTGGGCAGACTAATGCTGGCGCTACAGAACGCCTCTATCCGCAAGGAAACCCGCTGCCTTATCGAATGGGAGCTACTGACCTGGGTTCGCCCCGGCGAAGCCGTCAGCTCCCGCTGGTGCGACATCGATATGAAAAAAGCGGAATGGCGCATCCCCGACACCTTTATGAAATGAACCGTTCGCACACGGTGCCGCTCAGCAAACAGGCACTGCGCGTTCTTCAGGTTATGGAGCCCGTCAGTCGCCATCGCCCGTGGGTCTTCCCCAGCATCCGCAAACCACTAGAACATATGCATCAGCAGACCGCTAACGCCGCGCTTATCCGTATGGGGTTCGGCGGTGAGCTGGTCGCGCACGGCATGCGCAGCATCGCCAGAACGGCGGGAGCAGGTCATTTTCCCCGTGAAGTACTGGAATCTGCACTGGCGCACCAGAAAGAAGACGAGATCGAAGCGGCCTACAACCGCAGTGACTATCTGGAACAAAGGCGACCACTCATGCAGTGGTGGGGAAACTACGTTGATGCTGCCAGACGGCAGGCATTGCTTGGCGAAGAAGAACCGCTGCGGATCGTAGAAGGAGAATAATGTGACCAGTCCCATTCGTCAGAATCTGTTTGAACGGGAATGTGATATGCCGCTGCTGGAAGCGCGGCATCTCGCTCTTTTGCTTCTCGGCCTCGATGCTTCCCAACCGGCAAATGCCCTGCCGGAAGAACATCAGGAGAATTACCGTATCCTGCACGACGCCATCAGCCGCACCATCAAAGCTACAGGCATGGTCAGCGCCCCGGCGAACAAACGCATGTTCTATGCCGATGAAATGTTCGCACTGGCCTGGCGGCTTATTGATGACGAACTTACGCCGCCAGAAATTAAGGCCCGCAGCCTGAAGGCGGTGATGAAACTGTCGCGTAACAGTCGTGGCCGCAAATGGCTGAAGACGCTCGGCGAAGACGCGCTGCCGGATCTCACCGCTTCAGCACAACCTTCCCTGCGTGGAATGCATAAGCGCGATAAAGCTCGGGAAAATACTGCCCGACTCTGCTGGCTGTTGGTTCGGCTTCTGGTTGAGGAAACTGACGGGCGTTATGGTACGCCGGATAAACCGGCTTCGGATCGGATACTTCGTAAGCTGAAAACACTGCTGCAGGAGCGGGAATTGCCGTCTGATGGGCTTGGGCGTGGGACGTTTTATGAGGTGTTGAAGATGGGAAAGGAAGCGTAGGAAGTTGCTACCAGTACTGAAATGCTGAGACTCCTCTAGACGACATAGTCGGCATAGTGCCAAGAGCAGTCTTTGAAGATACTAGGTTAGGCATTTTCTATGGAACTTGCAGTTCCAGCTGATTCTAATATGAACTAAAAAATCTCAAAGTATGTAGGAGTAGCAAAATGTTCATTGAGAATGAACCGTCTGTTGAGCCATCCATGGCATTCGCTATAAATTAGTCAACTCATATATCAGGTAAATAAATAATCAACTTTAGATTTATCAATTTCTTTATTTGTAAAAAGATAAATTTTTAAATTCTTTACAGCCCTTGAACTTGAAACATAAAGTAATCTTCTTGCTGACTCAAGTTGAGGTTCCAAAATGGAATTTATATCAGAGTTTAAGAGATTAGAAAAATACCCTTCTTTTCTATTGAAAGAATCCGAAAGAAAAATTATGACATTATCAAACTCCAGACCTTTTGAGGCATGGCAAGTCAAGTATGAAACTAAATTTTCTGGATAAGTCTGATAAATAAAATCCAGCCATAGGAAAAACTGTTCCATATCAATATTAAATAATTCATCCAATAATTGAGGAATCTTTTCCGTATCCTTAAACCTGCATTTATCAATAATTTTCTCTTTCGCACTTTCTAAGCCATCGATAACAAGATGAAAGTTATAGCTAATCAGACTTTGAATTTCTGCTTCCTGCCCAACATATATTTCAGATATTTCATGTACAAAATCACTTAAGCATTTAACTTTTAATGACTCAATTATTTTTATAGAATCTAAAACATCTGACAAGTTATGATTTGAAATTGGCTTCATATTGAAAAAATCTGAAACCGAAAAGTTCGCTTTTCTTTTCAAGAGATAAAGTGGCATCAATAAATCATGCAGAATAGATGGTAAGTAACCGGCATACCTTATTTCTCTAAATAAAAATTCCGAACCAATCATCTCAAATCCTTTTGCATGCTCAGTTTGGTAGATATCTAGCATAGTAGAAAAAAGACCTTCAAATCCAAGGAGCTGAGACAGCATTTCATTTTTGAGAACAAGGCAGGCAAGTTTGGAATTTTCATTTATGCTCCATTCGCTTTTATGCCTCTGAATTATGGAAGATAAATAGTTATTCGTATAATTTTTTTCACTTTCGATAATCAGCGACGGGCAGCATTGTTCTGCGTATATTTTTATTGGTTTTTGTTTAACATCTTGATTATCACCTCTAATTTTATTAATACACTCAACAATATCCTGATGCGATCTCCTATTAATGTTTTTCACCAATTTCTTTAAGCTATGCGATTCTTTATGCATGCTATGTTTATAAATTGTCTGCATAGGATCCCCAAAGAAACCTAAGCACATTTTCTTATTTCCTCCTTTTGCAATATTATCTACACTTAAAAATAAATTGATAACATTTTCATCCGTATCCTGATATTCGTCAATAAAAATAAGGGGATGAGCATCTATGATGCATTTTGAAAGCAAAGTATATTTTTGAATCAATCTAGATGCATATATTAACAACGTATTATGCCCGATAATGTTTTTATATAAAACTTCAATATTTTTAGTATTGAAGTATTTTATTGTAGTGTACTGTTCTTCTTTTTTCTCAATATTACATATACATCGTTTGAATTCTTGAGATTTTACTAATTTCTTAAAAACAGTTGATAATTTCTGATAATTACCTTTTAGATGCTTAAACACCTCTTCATCAGTAATTCCTTTTAAATACGTCCAAAACTTAGAGGCTGATTTAAGAGACTCATAAAAATCATTTTTATCTACAAGAATATAGTCTATTATTGCATCTAGTTGAGGTTCTTTCAAACTTCTCACTTTCAATAAAGTTGCACTATCTGTTTGTAGTTCATAAATCTCACTGTAAATTCTTTCTATTTCTTCATTCAAGAAAATAACATGCTCATCAAGTAATAAATCCATATGGAATTTAACAAGATCCCAGATGTAAGAATGGATTGTAGAGGTTATTACTAAATCATTATCGCCTAATCTATGTTTAATTTCATCTGCTGCGTTATTTGTATATGTAATACATAGAAGTTTTTGACCATTTAATATAAGTTGCGTGTAATTATCATTTATAAATTTATTAACACTTGTAATGAGAGCATGTGTTTTCCCGGATCCAGCTCCAGAAATAAAATAGAAAGACTCAGATTTCTCTATCAGTTTAAAAAGCTCAATCTCGACATTTTTTTCGACTTCAACTTGTTGTTGATCAAGTTCAAATTTCATAGATTACACCATCCCTTTTTAATTTTAACGTGAGCCATTCTAATCCCTTCAAAATGTAATCAGGAAGCTCAGGTTTATGTTGTTCTGTTGTAACCAAAGAGAAAATAAGATTATTAGAAAATTCACTTTTTTTCCTAGCCAGTTGCTTCTGTAGTTGTCTTGAGTTATGAGCTATATTACAAACATTTCTTGGACTGCCAAGTGTTTTTATTATTTCTTTTTTTATAACTTTTAGAAGGACGTCTAATAGCAAATCATTGTTATAGTTCTTTAAAATTAGTGCCTCCTCGAAACTAGTGGCATAATAAGTTTTTTGTGGACATTCTGTTGGTATACCAATGCCATCCTTCTGGAAAACAACCATCAAATTATCTTTTACATAATAATCTTTTAATGCTGCAACTTTTCTGTTTCTATAAAAATGACGTAGAGTTGCGTTTGTAGTTATTAAGTCTTCAGAAAGAACAGATATTTGTTCAACAATCTTGTCACTTTCATCAACGTCATCAACGTCATCAACGTCATC